CGTCCATGTATCCGAGCTTGCGTATGTAGGGCTTCTCGGCAAGCCGTCTCGCGGCCGTCTTGCTGTCGCTCAGCGCCACGGTCAGGTAGTCCTTGAGTAGTTGTGTCATGTGTTCACCTCAGCTCGTGTTCGGGATGGCGGTGATCGAACAGATCAGCCTCACCCTGCCAGTCGCTCCGCCGGCGATGTCGTCTATCGCCACGCCCACCAGGTTCGCGTATGCGGCGGTGGCCGCGGCAGTGTTCGCAGGCAGGGCGCTTATGGTCCCGCCCACGGCGTTGTCGTTGTCCTCGACACCGGACCCGGCGTCGATGGCGGTGGTGTCATCCGCGTTCGCCATGTAAACGACGCAGCCTGGACCGGCAACAGCGACGTTCTCCCCGCTCGCCACCGTGGCCAGGGCGACGCCCTCAACGCTCGCGGTGGTCCCCTTGACCGCCGGGTGGACGGTCTCGCTCACGCCGGTGCCATGAATGGCGACCGCCTGCCCCTTGGTTATGGCCGCTCCGGCGATGTACTTCTGGATGTTGTCCCCGGACACCAGGATGGTGTCGCCCATGTCGGGGAACGCGCTTATGTCTGCCATCTCACAACCTCCTCATGCTGTACCCGTCCGGGACGGTGAGCTCGAGATCCCTCTCCTGCTCCGGCACGGTCTGCGGGTTCGGCCTCTTCTCCAGCGCCTTGATGCGCTCCTCGTAGGCCACGTTCGCCTTCTTGACGCCCTCCAGCTCCTTGAGCTGCTCGAGCGCTGCGCCCAGCTTCTTCTCCATCTCGGCCACCTCCGCCGGCGGTCCAGCGGGCAGGGCGGCGAGCTTGTCCTCGCACGCCTTAACCCTGGCCTCCAGTGCGGAGAGAGCCTTCTGCATCTCTTCGTCCATTCTTTCACTTCCTGTTCCGTCGGCGTCCGCCTCGTTGGCACGCGGCATCACGCACCGCTCGCACGCCCCCCGGACCACGCTGGCCAGGCCACCGAACCAAAGGCTTGTGGCCTCCATGCGTTTGGTCTGAGGGTTGTATTCCTCGTCCCCGCCGTGCTCCACGCTCACGGCGAGAGGGTTGCCTGCCTTGGCGCGTGCGAGCGCCAGCGCCGCCGCGTCCTTTCCTGCCTGGGTGGAGAATGAGTAGAAAACGTCCCCGATGATCGCACCTGGCTCTTCCATGCCGGCCTCCCGGAACGTTCCATCGAAGCGCACATTGCGGACGTCGCCGAGCAGATCGGTCACGACGCTGCGCGGCATCTTCCCGGAGTGCCTGGCCCAGAAGCTGTTGTCCCGCCAGTTCTTGGCGTACTTCTCCAGGACCTTGGCCGGGTAGAACAGCGGGGTCCCGACGGCCGAGTCGGTCCATTCGCCGACCGCCAACAGGGGGACGTCCTTCACGATCATCCCGCCGTCGACCTCTTGATACTGCGACATGTTCAGGTCGCGGTTGAGCATCCTCAGGTGCTCGGGCATCAGGCCGCCTCCTCGATGACCGGGATCAGGATGCACCGGCAGTTGGGGTGCGCCGGGATCTCCGGGTGGTCGTTGATCGGGTACCGTTGTCCATGGTGAGCTCCGCATACCGGGCAGGTGCGCTCGTCCATCGCCGCCAGCCACTCGACCTTCTCGATGCCATATCGCTCGAACTGGTCCTGGCTCACCTCATTGTAGGCGCGCATGGTCTCGGTGCGGGCGATAAGCTCCGCCCGGGACCGCTCCATGCCCGTCGCCTCGCTGACGCGCTTGGCGAGCGGCCGCGCCCCCTCCCCGGCCTCGACGCCCTCGATGAGCGCCGCGCTGACCTTCGCCTTGACCGACGCGGTCAGCGAACCTATCTGATTGTGCACGTTGATGACCAGGGCGTCGCTGAGCTTCTGCGGGATGCCGCGCGGCCCCAACCCAGCGGCGACCGCCTTGACGCCGGCGGTCTTGAGGAGCTGCTCCGAGAACAATATGGACCGCCGCACGGTGTCCATCAGCCAGGCATCGTGCTTGTTGCTCGCCAGCGATTCATACCGCTCCAGTTCCTCGTCCACGACCTCCTGCAGCTGCTTGGGGTCGGTGATATTGCCGTAGGCGACACGCTCCACCACGGACTGCAGCGCGGTATTGAGGTCTTTCACGGCCTCGCTGGCACGGCGCTTCTCCGTTGCCTTGAGGCGGGAAGGGTCGCGCTGATCCACACGAGCGGCTAGCGTACGCATCAGAACGCCTCCTCTTCGGTGATGCGCAGACGCTTCCTCGCCCACGCCGGCCCCACTATGGGGCTGAAGGGGTCGGCCTGCAGGACCTTGGCGACGTACTCCGCCTCCTTGAGTTCGTCCTCCGGGCTGACGTCGTTGAACTTGAGCTTGACCGCGCCGGGAACGCCGGACAGGCGATCGATGAGCTGAGGGTTGTAGATGCGCTCCAGGCGGCGGTGGACCATGCCCACCTTGTTCTCGAACACGTCCTGCCGCACAGTGGCGGTGGACCTGTTGCTACCTTCTGTCACTCCCAGGACGTCCAAGGGCACGCCGAGAGCGCAGGCCATGCGCCCGAGGGTCAGGTCCGAGTAGAGCTTGGTGTTGCCCACTCCGGTGGCATCCAGAGCGGTGATCTCTACGTCGCGGCACGTCGCCAGCTCGGTCTTGCTGTTCAGGTCGTGGAGCTGGTCAGCCACGGCGTCGAGCGCGGGCTGGCCGGGGTCCTCCCCTTCTCTCCCAACCCGCGCATGGTATCGCGGATGCCCATGGCGCTCGATGGCGTCGGTGAGCGAATCTATCATCCGGGCGTCCCGGTCTATGTCGTCCTTGGCGCTGTTGATCAGCGACATGCCGTACTTCGCGCCGCCGACGTGGAAAAGGGATACGTGCAGGATGCGGTCCAGGGACAGGGATATGCTCTCGCTCTGGCGGTTGCCGTAGTATTGGACATAGCCGGCCGGGACGCCGGCATTGTCGGTGATGATGTCGAACATCTTCGCCGGTCGCGGTAGGATGGCCACGATCTCCCCCTCCAGGTCGCCCATCCCCGTGGCGAGCTCCTGGAAAGCGTCCCCGAAAACGAGAGCGTCCACGATCCCCTGCCACAGCGACCCTTCGATGTCCAGCTCATCCAGGCGGGCCTCGACGTCTTTGACCATGGCCTCGTTTTCGCCGTCGACGTACCACCCGTTGCTGAGCGCGTACAGGGCGTAGGCATCGATGGCCTCCCTGACCGGACCGCCCTGCAGATAACGCACCTCCCAGGATTCCAGCTCCTTGAGGTCCCTCTCGCGCTTGGAGAATATGCTGCGCCCCGGTTTCTTCGAGGTGGCCGCCGGATGCGTGTAGGCGTGAATGGGGGGATTGACGGCCGCGTTAAGCCTCGCTACTGCTCTGCCGAAAAGTGAGCGGCCGCCCATCCCGGTTTCACTCATCGTGCGTGTTTAGGTGTCCGCGCGAATTTAAAACCGGAATTCATCACGGACCTACCTGACCGCATACCGCATGAACCGGTTCGGGTCGGACGGGGCGCTGTTCGGGATGAGCTTGGTGATCGCCCACACCAGGGCATCCATGCGGTCCGGTGACTTCTCCCCGGGGACCCACTCGCACATCTGGTCCTCGAGCTGCGGGTACGTTCCGACGTGGTGGACCTTGCCCTGTTCGTACAGCGCGGACACCGGCTCGGCCCTGATCAGCTTGCCCCGCGACGCCGTGACCGGCTCGTAGGGCACGGCCGGGTCCACTGTCCGGATGTTCACCTCCACCAGGTCCCCTCCGTTGTTGACCTCGCCCACGATGCGGTCCGCCTTATGCCTGTGGTACGCTCTGACAGCTGCCACGGCCCACTGGTTGGCGCTGCCCTGCAGGGAGCTGTCCTCGAGGACGTAGCAGTGTCCGGACGCGGCGATGCCAACGGTCACGATGCCGGTCTCATCGCTGTCCTCCTTGTTGGTGACGGCGGGGTCCACGGCGGTGATGATCCGGATCAACGGCGGGTGATCACGGACCCGCAGGTTCTCGATGACGCCTCGCTGCCATAGTGCGCCGGGATTGTCGTCGAGGACCTCTCCGCCGAGCTCCTGCCTTCCCAGTCTCGTTCCCTCGTACCGTTCGCGGATGCGCTCTAGGAAGATCGGGGAGAGGTTCTCGGCGTTCTGGAACGTGGAGAAGCAGACGTCGATCGTGTCCTTGTCGATTATTAGCCGGCGAATAATCGGGATGGGCCTCGGGGTGGTTGTCACGAACACCTGGGGGTTCGGTCCGAGCCGCAATCCGAACATAAGATTGTCCCAACACTCATCCGGGTAGCGGAACTTGGCGAGCTCGTCCACCCAAGCCGAGTCGTGCTGCGGACCCCTGAGCTGATCGGGCTCGTCCCCATTGTAGGCCACGGCCACCGCCCCGTTGGGGAACGTAAGGCGGCGCTTGGACGGCTCGTACACCGGCCGTTCGTGCGATCGTGCCACCTTCATTATCGAGGACTCCCCCAGCTCGATCATGGTGTCCCGGACGTCGGCCGCGGTCTGCCCCACCAAGGCGATGCTGCGGTATCCCTCGCGCACCCGCTGCAGGACCCATTCCGCACCTGCCCGGGTCTTCCCTCCACCTCGCCCCGCCCTCATGAGGTAGGTAGACCACTGGCGGTCCTTGGGGGGTATCTGCCCAGGGC